GCGGTGTTCAGCGTCAATCGCAGACTGGTCGTGTTCCCAGGGTTTCAGCATGTTGTAGAGGTCTTTAGTGACCTTCACATCCTGAATGCAATACTTCAGCATTTCGTCATTAAAAGTATCCCAGCCACCAGTATAATCACCCTTGTGGTTAGCCATGCGTAAGCCCCACGCTTTTAGTGAGTGGCTGCCGAAGAGACGTTTTGGGAGGATCTCGTCACCTTCGCGGCCTAGATACATATCAAAGTCTCTCAGCTTGATGTCGGGTAGTAACATCCGGCTGAGGACAAGAGTATCAGTCACCTTTTTAGGAGTAAAAGCAGAGTAGATCTTCTTGATGGCTGGGATGTCATAGCCGATGCCATTATGCCAAATGGTTTCATCAGCATCAGCTATAACCTTTATGCCAGCTTCCAGGCTGTCGCCATGAAACTGCCAATTCTCATTGCTGTCTAGGTCTTCGACGCATAGACAATGAATAACATTAGGATCAAGACCGTCAGTCTCGATGTCACATACCAATCTCATTGGTGTCTCCTTTAGAAGCCGTAATCTAAGTCTGTAAGACGGCCTGTGTGTCTGTCGTAAGTGAGTGAGCCAGCCATGCCGACTTCACCTGTAAACCTGTTCTTCAGGACTACTAGTCGTCGTTGGTCTGAGTCAGGTTCGTCCGGCATCTTCTCTATGCCCAGTGTGATGTCACTAAGCTGTGCCAGACTGTGTGAACCTCTTAGATGTCCTATGGATACCTTCTTGCCGTCTTCATGGCCTTTGTCGCCTTCAGGCCGACGCAGGTGAGACACAAGGAAAAGGCATATGTCTAGTTCTTGAACCAGTGTTCTGAGCTTGGTCATAGCCACGTCAATGAGCTTACGTTCATCAGTCGTCGCCAATCCAGATACTAAGATGCTGACGTGGTCTAAGAAGATGTACTTAACGTCCAGGGCTTTCGCCATGAACTCAATGCGCTTACAGATGATGTCAACGTCAGTAGACCCGAAGTGATCGTAGAGATAAATGGGATGCTGTTTAAACAGCTGGTCAAAGCCTTCTCTGATGTCATCTTCTGTCACGCCTGTTCTATCAACAAGGATGTTCTTACTGAGGTGAATACCTACAAGACCAAGCAGCGTCCTCTTGTTGCTCTCTTCGAGCATGATCATGCCGATTGACTCACCGGACTGGTGCAGGTGGGTTGCTATCTCACGAATGAACGTGGACTTCCCGACCCCGCTGCCAGCGCATACTGTGACCAGTTCACTAGTCCTGATGCCTTTTGTTATTTCATTTAGACCAGGATATGGATACATAATGGATGAGACTGCATCATCCACACAGACCGCCTCACGGAGATCGGTAGCAGCCACGATGCCGTCCGGCCTGTATTCAGTGGCCTTAAACACAGCATCGATAATCTCTCCTGTTTTACCCTGCATAAGACACTCATTGGCGTCCTTACAAGGCAGCGTAGCAATCTTTGCTTTGCCAACTGGCAGAAGCTCTGCAACCTCGACAGCGGCTTTCTGACCTGCATCGTCCATATCGAACATCAAGATGATCTCTAGAAAGTTATCCAGGTATTCCCAGTTATCCTTAATAGCGCGTCTAGCACCTGCGCTGCCCTGGGGCAGACTGACTGTAGCCCATTTATGCCCCTGGACTTGACTGACTGTCATACAGTCTATCTCGCCTTCGGTGATCACCAGCTTCTTTCCGGTCTTCCATAGGTGGCTGCCGAACAAAGGTAGTTTCTTAGTGTCACCGATAAGCTGAAACCGCTTGTCTTTGAAACGCAACTTCTGTGCTAACGGCTTGCCGTTCAGTGACCTATAGGTTGCAACTTGAACAGGCTCACCGTTATAGACAGTCGTCAGGTATCCGAACTTTCTGCAGGTATCTTCTGTCAGCTTTCGGCTGACAAGCGTTTGATAGCCGCCCTGGAGTAAACCTTTTTGCTGGGCTTCTTCCGCTGGCTGTACTTCGGACTGCGTAAATCCTTCGCTATCGGGTTGGATCGTCGTGTCACAGCTGAAGCAGTGCGTATGTCCGTCGTTGTATATCGCATTGGCATCGCTGCTTCCACAGTTGTCACACGCTGAATGAGCGATGAACTCTGAGTCCTCATGTTGTTGTAATACTTGTACCTGCATTGATGCTCTCCCTGGCCTCGTCTAGCCATTCAACTGGTATGTGTTTGTTTGCCCAACGAAAGCCGTGCTTTTCGCACCAGCTTGAATAGGTTGTTGGTGAACCTTTGTAGATCTTGGCGTTTGCGTTACTGAAGACGAACCGGATGTCTATCTCCGGCTTCTGCTTCTTGATAAGCAGGTGCTTATGCCTGTCGGCTGTAACGAAACGTCCTTTAGTCTCGATAAAGAAAAAGCCGCCTGATTTAGGCAGCTTAAAGTCTGGTGTGTATTTAGAATGACGGGCTGGGATGGAGTACTCTATGCGCTCTCTTTCATAGATGACTTCAATCCCAGCCTCGCCAATCTGTCGTGATGCTCTGTCTTCTAGACCGGAGCGATAGCCATGCTTGATGGCTCTAGAAGTTCCAGTTTTGAGCTTCCGCAGACGCTTCTGACGTTGCACTGGCACTCTCCATTTGTTGGGCAACATAACCGCCTTCAACAGCGTCAAAGCTGTTATCTCCGCTGTTGTCACCTTCCGAAAGCTCGATGATCTGAACAGCTGATAGCTGTAAACTGACACCGATGTTACCTGCCGCGCTGTAAGGGTTCATTGATCCCTTTAAGCGGATCACGCTGCCACCCCAGACTTGGGGCTTGTTGTTGGGATCGATGACCTGACCGGATGAGTCGACCATCTTTGGTGGATACTTAGACTTGGCGTTGAAGATGATATCGCCAGTGTCTTCGTCGTGTGTGAACGGCAACTTGGCCGAAGCACCCTTTTTACCGAACTCGTCCTCAGCCATCTTTCGCATGGTTGAGATCAGATGCTGGGCGGCTTCACCATCGACGCGAATGCCAGTCTTGTAAGTTCCGTCCGGATCAAACTTAGTGTCCGGCTTGTTTAACCACGGGTAGACCGCTGCGCCTTTATCGGTGATGAAAGATTGTTTTGATGCCATGATGTGTTGTCTCCTTAGACGTTTGGGTTAGTTTGGTTGTTTGATCACAAAAGTCAGACAGTAAGATGCCTAGACGATCTGCTTCATCTAGAACGTCAACAGGCAGCGGCTGGCCTAACCTTTTCAGGTAGGCAGCCTTCTGCAACAGCTGTTCTCTTGGGTGCATTTAAGTCTCCATGCAGGTTGCGAAGGAGATCTTATGCTTGGGTGTACACCCCTCTAGTTTCACTTAACTAAAGCAGTATAAACTCGATCTGATCCCTTCTAGATCTAGGTTGCCCTTCACCGGGGCTTTGGGGAGTTCGATCTGTGCATGTTCTGGCAATCTTTTAGCTTCAGAAGCCAGTATCTCTGAATAAATACACCGTCCGGCATATTGCTCGATGAACGCATCTCTGACGACGTGAAACATCTTCCAGGTTTTAGCTGGAGTTGTTGCAAAGCTGTCGTGAATTAACATGTAATCCCGAATGCCGTTCATCAGTCCTGTCAGCACAGTTCCAAGCAGATGGCTGCTATCCAGACTGTGGATGATATTAGGACTTATCGAAGACCGGACACGCTTCTTGTCCAGCTTCTTTTCGTTGTCTATGGCAACATTACTGAAAGTCTTTCTTCTCGCTTTAAGTTCACGATCATAAAGAAACAGGTGTACACGCCTGACTGACTTTGGGTGATAGCTGTTCACAACCGGAAAGCCGATGGGCGTCTTCCAAATGACAGGCAATCCGTATTCAGACATGGTATGTGCGATGTCTTTAAAGAACTGCATACCCTCAGCTGCACCTTTGACCACGTCATGAACAGCGTCCCAAGTGTGATCAGCCAGGCAGCGACACGCATTGAACTCATCCTCAAAAGGAAGCTCTTTACGTTCACCCATGGTTATCTCACGCTTCATGGGTTTCATAGTGTCGTCAGCGATTTGCTGCCGGAAGCCAATCCGTGTAGCTGAGTAACCAAAGGTCATGGTTGGCCGCTTCACAACTTTACGATCAACACCGAAGTCCAGCCATTCCTTAGCCTCTTTAGATCCGTCGTCATTCATTGATGTCCGGACGACAGATGCGACAGCTTCGTAGATATCTTCTGGCAGATCAGTTGGTATCAGGTTCACCAGCTTACCGTCGTTTTCATTTAGACCTAAAGCTGCAAAGTGTTGAGTCCCTGAGTTAGAACCGTCGAGGTTTATAGGCAGTCCACAGATGTGGTTACCCTCGCCTTTCTCAACATACTGTAGAAGCTCATGTGCAGCCGCTAGGAAGGCAAAAGGCTTGTCTGCATCCTTCCACAGAT